ATCAGCACAAGCTAAAGGAGACGGAGAATTTGACTTTTCTGATTTACAGGATTTGTTAGATGAGCAAGATAGTATAGATCAACAAATTGAAGAGGTAGGAAAAGAAGAAAAAGAAGAAGATGCCGAGTAATTTTGCAGGTACTGGTTACTCCTCGTTAGGAGGAAGCTCTGCCGGAGGTGGTTCTGGAGCTAGCTCTATAGGATACGGTAGAGTAATAGATATTATTCTAGATAGCTTTCATCCTGATTATGAAAAATTCGGAAGCTCGATAGCTCTTAACGGAGTATTATATAGAGAATTAGTTGAAGCAACATCAGAAGCAGAAGAAGGTGAATTAAAATTTGCTTATGCTGGAGTCTCTGAGTTTAAAAAAGTTCCTCTTAAGAATGAAATAGTAGAACTGATTAATGCTCCTACACAAGATAGAGGTAATAATCCTGCAGCTACTAAAACCTACTGGGTAAGAACAGTTCCTTTATGGAACCATCCTAACCATAATGTATACCCAGATACCTTACAGTTTCCTGAACAGGAAGATAATCCTGATTTTGGAGAAAACTTTGAACCTAAAGAACACGTTGCTCCTATACAGACATTTCCTGGAGACGTAATTATGGAAGGTCGTCACGGAAATAGTATAAGATTAGGAGGTACTAAGTACGATAGTAATACATTTACAGATGACTCAAACAACAGCGAACCGTATATTATTATAAGTAACGGTCAAGCTGAACCCCCTAATGGTAATGATCCTATAGTAGAAGATATTAATGAAGACCCATCTTCAATTTATATAGGTACTGACCATACTTTTGAATTAACTCAAGCAAACGAAAAACGTGATGCATTTGAAGAAGCACCTGATACACCAGACGTATATAAAGGTAATCAGATAATTATAAACTCTGGAAGATTATTCTTTAATGCAAAAGAAGATAGTGCTTTTATATCAGCTACTGAAGCTATAGGATTAAATTCTAAATTTATAGGAATAGACGGGGAAGAGTATGTAGGTTTAGATGCCGATAAAATATATCTAGGTACTAATGCTTTTAAAGAAAGCGAACCAGTACTACTAGGTCAAACTACTATAGACTGGTTAGATGATTTTATATCTCAATTTGAAACCATAGTTAAAGGGATGGCCACAGCACCTCCAGCACCTCCTGCATATGTAGCAAAAATGGTAGCTACCGCTAACTCAGTACTACCTGTAATACCTCAAATTAAAAACTTACTAAAACAATTACTTTCTAAAAAAGTATACACAGAATAATGCCTTACGTAAATATACCAGAGAGCGGATTAGGAGGAATAGTATCGAAACAAATCGGTAAACTACAAGGGGACGTAGTAAGTAAAGTTCTTAAGCAATCAGGTACCATAATAAAGCAGCTACAAGAGACCGGTTGTGTTACTCCTTCTGCAATGAATAGAAACAGGAATAAGCTTAATAGTTTAAAAAACGCTATAAATGGAGTTAATGGAAAATTAAGTAAATTTAAAAGTATTCCTAAAAAACTCAAACCTCCAGTAAAAGGATTTAAATCTATATTGAAAATTATTCTTGCGATACCTATACCTCAATCTGTACCACCTGGATTCGGTATACCTGTTAATATTACTACTAAGTATGCTGATTTATTACATTTAGTGAAAGAATCAATTAAACAAGTTGAAGAAGTAATCACCTCCATTGAAGTTGCTTTAGAAACACCTGGAAATTCACTCAAATCAGTAGACAGGCTTTTGAGTAAAGCTGATATTAATATTCGTACCTGTGAAATGAAGCATTCATTAGATGAAAGTATTAGAAAGGGAGATACTGATGATGAAGAGTTAATAAGGTTAGGTTTAGCTAAAAGAGGAATTAACACCGCAACAGGAGAAGAAGAGCTAGATTACATTTTTAATGACTTAGGTCCAAGAGTCCTTTCTGATGCTAACGATAGTAACTATAGAGGTAAGTGGGTATTTGACCCTAATCAATTCTATTTTGAAAAAGACAGAGTAACTTATAAAGGAGGGGACTGGGAATGTCTCGAAGACCACCAACCTACAAAAGAAGACTACCCAGGCTCTTCTACTAATAAATGGAGAAGCCTAGCTGAAAATACTGATCAATTAATATCTAGTGATCTTGAAGGTAAATTACTAGAGGTACAAAACAGTAACCTTAATGACAAAGTAAAGGAAGATTTAAAAAATCTTCTTAACCAATTAAAAATTGCAAGTTCAACAGAAGTAACAGATATAGCATTAGGAGAAAGTGAATTTTTAGCTCCTAACGGAGAAGTATACTTCCTAGAAATTATTAGCGATATAAACTCTCCAGCAATTGCTCCTAGAAGATTTGCAGTAGCTAAAGATAAAAGAGATATTATAGTTTTTAGAGGACCTAAATCTTTCAGCTCCTCTACTACTGTATTAATCGACACTTTAAAACTAAGTATTATTAATCAACTTTCTTAACTAAACTATTTATAAACATGAAACTAGATCAACTGAGAAAAATTATTCGGGAAGAAGTAAGATCTGCTGTTAAGGAGGAGTTACAAGATGTAATGAATGAAGCAGTGAAATATGCTTCTACTCCATATGAAAAACCAGTACCTAAAGATCAACCTAAAAGATGGAGTGTACCTCCACGAGTAGGTAAATCATCATTAGATGAGATGCTACAGCAAACAGCATCAGAAATGACACGTCAAGACGCAAATAATATTATGAGCTCTTCTGGAGTACAGAAACCTAATTTTGCATCTACAATGGGTAATAAAATGGTAAGAGAAAATAACGGGCCAATGCCCGGTATTGATATTAGTCAACTAGATTTTGTTTCAAAAGCTAAGTCTATATATGATGCAGCAAACAAAAAAACTCAATTTAGAACAGGACAGTAATTATGGCAATGAACGTACAAAAAATTAACCCTCTAGATTTACAACCTAGGAAGGCAATAGGAGTAAAACTTCCTTTCTCTGGAAAGGCAGTATTTAACTCTACGTTCATTTCTGCAGATGCTATTAAGACTAATTTAATAAACTTCTTCTTAACAGCTAGAGGAGAAAGGTATTTAAATCCTGATTTTGGTAACGGACTACAAGCCTTACTATTTGATCAGTTAACAGAAGATAAAATTAGAGAAATTAATAGTTTAATCAAAGAAGATTTAAAATTCTACTTTCCTAGAGTAATACCAACTGATATGTCTATCGAAGGAATACCAGATAGAAACACAGTTCAGTTCGTTTTAAAATATAAAGTAGACAGTACTAACATTGAAGATGAGTTAGTAATAAATTTTGATCAATAATGGCACAGGAAAGAGACATAAAATATATTAATAGAGAGTTTACAGATTTTAGACAGGATCTGATAGAGTTGGCAAAAAACTATTTTCCTGACTCTTATAACGACTTTTCTGCTACCTCCCCTGGTATGATGTTTATTGAAATGGCATCTTATGTTGGTGATGTACTTTCTTTTTATCAAGATACCCAATTACAAGAAACGTTTCTTCAACACGCTCAAGACCCTGCTAACCTATATACTCTTGCATATATGATGGGATACCGTCCTAGAGTAACTTCAGCAGCATCAGTAGAGCTTACTGTTACTCAGGAAGTATCTGCTACAGGGAGTAACTATATACCAGATTGGGATCAAGCTATTAGAGTAGCAGAGAGTAGTACTGTTAAATCTACTACCGCTGATAAGACAGTATTTGTTTTAGATTCAGCAGTCGACTTTAAATTTTCAAGTAGTTATGATCCTACTACAGTTACTATAGAAACTTTAAATGAAGGTGATAATACTCCTGCTACATACTTACTAAGTAAAAAAGTAAATGTAACATCAGGAGAAATAAGCTCTATAGATTTTACTATAGGTACTAGTGAAAAATTTAAAACACTAGAAATAGAAGACGACAACATTATAAGAATTTTAGACTGTACAGATAGTTCAGGTAACGAATGGTATGAAGTTCCATTTTTAGCTCAAGATACAATCTTTACTGATGAGCAGAATAACTCATCTGACAATTCTATATCTCCAAGAAGCTTAGTATTACAGAAGGTACCTAGAAGGTTTGTTTCTAGATTCACTTCGACTGGTGTTTTACAATTGCAATTCGGTTCAGGTGTAACAGAAGCAGAAGATACTGAATTCTTACCAAACCCAGAAAATATCACTCCTGGTAAAAAGAAAAACGTAGAAAGGCTAGATATAGCATATGATCCTTCTAACTTTCTATTTACTAAGTCATACGGACTGGCACCATCTAATACAACATTAACTATAAGATATTTAAAAGGAGGAGGAGTTTCATCTAACTCTCCTGCCGGAGCAATCACAGAAAAAGACGTGGTTACAACCTCTGCTACTGATGATACACAAATAACAACTTTATCATTTACAAACGTTTTACCTGCACAAGGAGGTAAAGACGGAGACACGGTAGAAGAGTTAAGACAGAACTCACTAAAGAGCTTTGCAGAACAAAAAAGAGCAGTTACTTTAAAAGACTATACAGTAAGGGCATTATCCTTACCTCCGGAGTTTGGTTCTATAGCTAAAGTATATGCTACACAAGATCCACTATTAGGAAGCAAACAATCTATATTAGATAAAAATCCTTTAGCAGTTGCACTTTTTATAGTTGCATTTGATAATGAAGGTAAACTCACAACAGCTTCCCAAAGTATAAAAGATAATTTAAAGACATATCTATCGCAATATATGATGATTACTGATGCGATAGACATAAAAGATGCTTTTGTGGTTAACATAAAAGTAAAGTTTGAAGTAGTAACTCTACCTAATAAAGCAGCTAGAGAAGTATTGACCAACTGTACTAAAAAACTACAGGAATATTTTGCTACTTCTAATATGAATATAAACACTCCTATCAATCTATCAGCTGCATATGCTGCATTAGACCAAGTTAACGGTGTTCAAACTGTTAAAAGCATAGTAGTTGAAAACAAACAAGGAGGTATTTATTCTAATTTTGCATACGATATAAAAGGAGCAACTAAAGACAATATAGTTTATCCTTCTTATGATCCATGTATATTCGAAGTAAAATACCCTAATGTAGATATTGAAGGAAGAGTAACAACATTATAAGATGATATATAGACTACATACTAAAAAAGATACTTTTCTAAGTAGTGAACCCAATGTTGCTGGATTATACAGAGTAGCAGGTACTGACCCTATATTAGAAGTTAGTCAATATCCTGATATTAATGATGTAACTAGATATAAATCTACTTTGATAGAATTCGAAACCGCAGATATTAATACTGCTCTTGCTATTGCAGGAACTAATACATACTCTGCTTCACTAAATCTTTACGTTGCAGAAGCAGCAGAACTACCAATATCTTTCAGTCTCGGTGTTACAGCAATTTCTGAATCGTGGAGATCAGGGGTTGGTATGTTTG